GTCACACGGCTCTTGGCAGTGGTCACTGTATCCTGCATTTCAACAGGGGTGTCTACTGAACTAGCGACACTTTTTTTATTTCTAACAATTTCAGTAGGACCAGTCTGTTCGGTGACTCGTCCTACTGGTGCTGCCCAACTAGTTGGACTGATTGACAGTAATAGAGTTGCTGTTACCAGTTGACGTAATAGTTGCTTGTTGTGCATTGGTTCCGCCTTGTGTTAAGCTAATGGTATTACCGCCAAGTGCTATACCACCCGTGACAGTTATGATTCCAGAATGTGCACCAGATCCTGATGTAGTATGAGTCACTGTGTTATAGTCACCAGTTATCAAGATCTCACTGTGCTGTGTCGACGCTGCCACCAAGTTTTGTGTCACTGTGTTGTTGTCACCATCAACTTGTTGTTTGATAAACGAACTTCCGCAGCTGGCTGTGTTAGCAGTTCCGCAGTTTATGGTCTGTATATTGTTGCTGCCATTGGTAGTTACAATTGCAGTGACAGCAGTGCCGTTGATCACAATGTCTAACTCATTTGAGCTGCCAATCTGATCAATAGTTACCAAGTTGGCATCACCTTTGAAAATAGACGGTGTGTTACTGGTGCCTATACGATTACTACTTCCATCTTGTGTTATGGTCACAGTGGCACCATCGCCTACCTGTTCAATGTAAACATCGTTGGCCTGAACTCCTGAACCCCAAAACAGGGCAGCCATGACTGTCATGATTCCTAAACGTTTAAGCATTTTGTGCTCCTTTTATTATTATTATTTTTTGAACCGCCATAGACCTGAACGTTCTCCGCTCATGATCATTTCATACACAGCCTGCTCAATGGCCACACGTACTGCATAAGTTGTGGGCTCATTCAAGGTTGCACCGTTTTCCAATTCCACGCTCATGGTAGCCGAGTCAAAGAATTTCAGTGCGCCCAAGGTATGAGCTGTACTGTATATTGTTTTGGAGATGCTGTTGCTGATCAGCACTTCCCCTGAGTTGACAGATATGAGTCTTATGCTCACTACTACCTCATCAACCCGATACTGCTGGCTTCCGCCAATTCCCAGAATTCTAGCACCGTTGCCGCCAGATCTTATGTTGCTATCATAACCAATGATGCCACCTTCTATTATGAGTCCAGCCACTATCATGGGCTTTAGTGGCTTGGCATCTTTGCCTTCGTAAACTTCACGTTGGTTTCTGATCAACTGCCGTTCCTTGATTAGATTATCTAATCCTACACGTTCAACCACACGAAACCAACCAGGTACATCTTTCAAACTCTTGATCAAGAATACTTCGGCACCTTGCGTTACAGCCTTGCTAAACACAGCCAACTTGTCATTGGGCTTTAGTTGTCCGGTCTTGTCAGCAAACCCATACACTGCCACAGTAATTACAGGGCCATCCAAGGGCGGAATCTTTTCAATGAGATTCACACGTGGCTTAATTTCCACAGGCTCTTCTTTGGCAGCCTCCATGTGTATATGAGCACACCCGCCCAGGGTCAAGGCAAGTAAGAGAGGGGCTAAGATACGCATACTAGAACGCAAAACTCGAGATCGGTACGGTGATTTCTGTTCTACTGCCATTGGTGTCTATAATGGTCAGTGTCACCGAACTGCCATTCTTGAACCAGGTAATACTGCTGCCTTGAAAATCCAAAGTGCCAGTGGTCTTGTCAGATTCACCAAACATGTTGTCGGCCAACTGCTTGCTGAGTTGAGCATAGATTCTTGACTCTAAGTTTACAATAAACTTGGCCAAGGTGGTGTTCTTGGCATCACGCTCGGCCTTGTCTATGGCTGATTGTTTTTCGTCTTTGAGTTTTTGTCGACGCTGTGCTTCTAGTTGTTCTATGGTCAACACATGTGCCGAGTAGCCCTGGCCACTGAAGGCTGGGCTTGCAAACTGATGCACTAACTCGCTGGCTTGTGTACTGCCGCCTACGACCGTTAGTGCCAGCAATGCTGTCAGCACGGTTCTCATTGTAAACGCTCCTGTTATTTTTTACCTGCATTATATTTACTGTTAATGGAATATAAGTTATATACACACAAAGAAAATCCCGCCGAAGCGGGATTAAGGTGTACGCTAATTAGTGTACGTTTACAGAATGGTGATCACCACACGACGGTCTGGTGCCAAGCAATCAATTAATTTCTGATTGACTGCACCAGTACACTGTGCTGTCTTGCCCGATGGACGAGTTGAACCGACACCGTTGACAGCGTAGTTGGCCTTGACCTTGGAACTCAAGTAAGCAGCCACTGAACGTGCGCGAGCATCGCTAAGTGATTGATTGTACTTGGCAGCACCAATTCGATCAGTGTGTCCAACAATGCTGACAGTGTTGCCAGGTTTGATCTGTTTGACCAAAGCATTTAAAGCTTCTTGTCCTGCCTTGGTCAACACACTACTATCAAACGTAAACAGCACGCCTGCATCAATTACTGTAACAACAGGTGCTCGGGGTTTTGCAACAGGATCGCAGCCTTCTACAGCCGAAGCTGAGGTCCACGAACTTGTACGCAAACACAAGTCACTTCCGGTCTTTACAACTTTGCCTGAACTGTCTGTCACATACCCTGGAGTGCTTTGAGCACTGGCCAGGGCAGCGATAGAGGATAACAGAATTGCCAATAATGCTTTCATTGTTATCCTTTAGATCAGAACTGGTGACGCATACCAACACCGACCACAGTGCTCTTGGCAGTATCGACAGTGGCGTAGTTTACACTTTGACCAACGTAAGCATACAGGTTTGTACGCTTGGTGAAGTCATATGTGTAACCCAAGTTGTATGACGTTTGGTTCTGTGCGTTGTAAGCATCTTTCATGTTGGTGTTGGGAGCAATCATTGTCCAAGAAACCATGACACGGCTCACAGCATTAACAGGAACAGTAGCACCAACAATGTAGCTGTTGTAGCCAACACCAGGAGCAAATACCAACGCACTGGTATTGCCGTTTGGACCTGTTGCCAGTGATGCACCTGTGCCACCTGCACCTGACCCGGCCCAGAAGCCGTCACGTGTCTGTCCGTAACCAGCTGCCAATTTCACAACTTTCAGGTCATAAGAAGCACCCAAACTCCAGTTGTTGACCGACTGACCGTTTTGTGCTGATGATTCGGCAGCATAGGCCTTGTCATAAGAAGCGGCAGCGTATACTGGACCTGCAGCATACTTCAAACCGGCTGTGATTTGGCGTGTGTTGTTTGATGTCTCAAAACCGTAGCCTGTTGTGCCACCATTGGAGGCCAAACCTGTGGCAAACGAATAGCCCAGACCAGCTTGAACACCGCTCATAACAGGTGAACGATACATTAAAGTATTGTCTAAGCGCAAGGTGTTACCGGATGTAAAAGCATGGCCCATATTCAACTGACCAAAGCCGGCTGCAAATGGATCTACACCGCCTACTAACCAATCACTGGCCAAGTTGGTCATACGACCCAGGCGAACATCGCCCCAGCCTTTGTTCTCAAGACCAAACCATGCTGCACGACCAAACATACGGCCGCCTTGTTGGCTAGTACCGTTGCCAAGGTCGAACCCGTTTTCCAATTGAAACATTGCACGGTTACCGTTGCCGAGATCTTCAACGCCGCGAATGCCGAATCTGTTGCCGGACTGTACGCCATAAGCACCACCAATATTGGTGACGGCATCACTGTTGGCCAGGCTGACTGATTGGTAGCGTAGGCCGCCGTCGATGAGACCATACAGTGTCACAGACGATTGAGCTTGAGCAGTAGTGCCCAGTGCCATTGTGGCCAATACCGCAGCCGATAGTTTATTAAGTTTCATAACTTCTCCTTTAGGGATTTGACAGAGTTTTTAACTGACAAGTAATTATATAGCAAGATCTAGCTGAATGTCAACTATTTTGAAGGAAAAACACCCAAAATCGCAGATATTTTTTATATATAGGGATTTAATAAATTGGTTTGATACCGGGCCCGGGCCAAGTCACAGCCGGATCCCGCAGCATCTGTCGCATGTATTTTACATATTCAGGATCGTGCAACACTATGCTTTTGAGTGTAACGTCATTGGCTGTGCCATCTGAATTTGATGACAGTTCTACAAGTCCGCGAGACCTCATTTCGTTCCACATGAGATCTTGTCTATGCTTTGCCTGTTTAAATTTTTCAAACTCTTCAGCACTCAAGGTTTGTTGTGCCCAATATTGATAAGATACTCTTTTTACAACGCCGTCGACTTCCATGTGAGGATCGTTAAATGTACCTTGGTATAACACCTGTCTCTCCTGTGTAATGTTGGGATATTTATAACCACAAAAAAAGGGCCACTATAAAAGTGACCCTATCAGGTGGTTTTGATTACAAGGTATTTCCTACCCCGGGAGTGATCACGCTGCTAGGCGTTCTTCTCCAAAAATGCTATCGTTTGCATTTATGGTTGTTTACTTTTAGCGAGTCTCTGTCTCGTGTTGTCCATTCTGATACTCTTTGCCCTGTCGAATACTGAGTACACCCCCACCTAAATATACTACACAATATACTTAGGTGGAGGTGGGGGGATTTGCACCCCCGTCCAAAACACTTTTCTCTTCACTTCATACAACAATTCTTTACATCAAAAATGCCACAGCAACAACAGCGGCAGCAGTGATACTGATAGCAATTGCTGCTTTGACTGAATCGCTCATGGTTTTAACCACAGGCGCAGCTTCGGGTTCTGACGCTTCGGCTGGTAATTCAATTACAGCTTCAACTGTGACAGCACGATACACCAAATATGCCACTGCTAGTATTGCCAATATAATTAAAATCTTCATTGTTACTCCTTGAGTTGATTACGATTACATAAATGATCACTGGCATAAGTTTTGAAAAACCAAGGCAGAACAGCATGTATCACCAAGCTTCCTGCTATTTTCAGCGCAAAAAATAAATGCTGAAAATATGTCATGTTGTTTTCTTTCAAATGCTGGATCATACAACCATCTCCGAGATACTTTACTTAGCCTCGTCCTCAGGCGGCCGTTCTCGACGATCTAGTGTGCGTGGCTTCAGCAAGTAGTCGCGCCCAATCAAGCCGGCTTCAATTTCACGCAGGGCAGTGACCGGAAGATCGTTGTTGCAGACCACTTTAGGATGCCAGCCACGTCGGAGTTCGCGTACTCGTCGCGAAGCAATCAACACTAAATCGTATTTGTTGCCAACTGCGGCTGCTGCCAGTTCGCTAGTGAGTCGAGCCATTTTGATTCCTTGTTAGTTGATGGTAATGTATTATACACACAAACGACTAGGTTGTCAACTAGTTGTCGGTCCAATCTGGGTCGAAAACAACTGTACCATCCTGACCAATATCAAAGCCTTTAGTGGTCCAAGAATCGGCACGTGGTTCATATCCTGCGTAGCCCCGTGGGTTGCAAAGCACAGTGGTTTCACCAATGGTGTACTTGAACTCGTCATGCGTGTGCCCATGTGTCCAAACACGAATTTCGGGATGGTCCAACATGATCTCGCTGAGATCACTACTGTAGCCGCCATTCATTAAGGTATCGTTTTCGTAACGCGGCTTGATACTGAGCTTGCTGGGCGCATGGTGTGTAACTACCACAACCGGCAGCGGAGTAGCACGTTCTCGATTATTACGCAACACTTGTTCGATGTATTCTTTAGTACGAATATGCTCTTCAAACGTGCGCTGGGGTGTGAGTTTATGATAGATCTCGCCGTTCTTCATTGTGATAATACGATAATCGTTCATGCCCGATTTGAGATGATACATGGTCAAACTATCGGCACCGTTGCAGTCAGTCCAAAGGGTAGCTGCCACAAACAACACACCGTCAATTTCTGCAGTTTCTTTTTCCATCAACTGTACGTGCGCTGGTAGGTTTTCCTGTATGAGATCATATGTCTTTTCAAACTGTCCGCCGTAATGCTCGTGGTTACCCATGACCATGATGGTTTTCCGATACTTGACACACTCTTCTTCAAAAAATCTGTAGTAACGACCAGTTTTCTTGCGTGGATCTTCCCAGGCAAATTGTACCGAATCTGGCGAGTAGTCACTCTTTTTTAAGTAGCGAGCTTCGCAAGCATCTCCTGAAATGATTAGGACATCGCCGCCAGGCAAAGTCAGGTCTGCAAATTCCAAATGTAAATCTGAACATACATCTACACGCATTTTATTTCTCCAAAGTCTCAGTAGAAATACTGAGTTTATTGCGTTGCATGGTAAATAGTATTAGTAGAAACCATGAGTCATACTATATTATACAAGGAAAGACACACAATGTCAATCATCAATATGCTAGAAAAACTAGCCGAAATGTTCCCAAAACAAGATTACCACACACGCTTGGATCGTTATGTTAGTTCGAAACAGCCCAAGTCTGCTGCCGACGTAGAACACTTACAACGACAGTTTGAAACACATCAAAACCGAGGACTAATACTATGAAAACTATTTTAACTGCAATCGTCAACTACATGCAACGCCTAGAAGAATACCGTGTTGGTCAGATTGTACGCACAAGAGGATGGGAATAATCGTGAAAATTTTAACTGCAATCTGGAATTTATTTGAAGAGCTTGCTGTAGCAAGAGCAGCTGGTATTTTAGCACGCCAAGGTCTCAAGCGAGAAGCCATTGCCCTAATGAATCAGCGTTGATTCAATAAGTTGCAAAAGTAATCAGCTATTGCAATCATACCCTCGGTATCTGGATGCAGTTGACGTCCTGTTAGGTCCAGCATGTTAAAAGTCTGCAGATCCAACACACCGGGATCTTGTTTCAAATACTGATATAGATCCGTAGGTTCAAAAATGTTGTTCTGTGCTGGCCCATTAAAGATGTAGTAGCGTATGTTGTGCTGGCGAAAAAATCCTGTCAATCCGATAAGGCTGGCAAATAGCTGTAGGTAAGCAGCTCGATCATTGTGTAACAACAAAGTTGATTTAATCCAACTGTTAACTACTTCTGAGTCCGAATCATGTATTTTTCCGGGAGAAATACTCTCAAACAAATCACCGTTTTCGTATTTCCATCGATTGCCTGAGGTTGGAGTACCGGCATATTCGTAACGACTTAAAAAACTCAACTGAATTAAGGCAACAATGGGTTCATTGTTTTTGATTAATTCACAACAATCTCTTATGGTAGTGCGTATGATTCTGCTGTTGCAGGACCCAGGCAAACCGCGATCGTGTACCGACCATCCCTGGCGTTCACCTATAATAATGGGATAGCGTTGTTCTCTAGGAATATATCGCCAGTCAGTAAAACTACAACCGTTGCTGTATAGTATTGTCATAAATTGTTGGTGCCCCCACCCGGAATCGAACTGGGATTTGATGATTACAAGTCAACTGTAATAGCCGTTATACTATAGGGGCGTGAAAATATTTACTCAGTGCTGATCAGGTACTCATAATTTACGGTGTCTGTGTTTTCTCTAAAAACAACAGCACCATTTTTGATGTGAAATCTACGTGCCATTTCAGTCTTGGGACTGAGTGTTACAAATCTTTTTATTTCAGGATACTGTCGACGTATGTCGTCCACTGCCGACAACAACAATTCAGTTCCGGCGCCAGGCGCATAACTCCAAATAGTGTAAAAAATAGCAGTATCAACATCTGTATCAGTTGAACCAAGATCCTCAACCACAGCTGGTACTGCATTCTGCAGGCTGACACAGACCATGGCACGAACTTGATCCTCGACCAAGGCCAAAACAAATCTATTGGCTGCTACTCTAAATTCAGCAGGTATTTCTGGTCGAACAGGATCGTCTTTTAAGTGTACTAGCAAAGGATCATCTATGTGGGTAATGCAAGTCAGCATGAGTTTACTCGCTGACCTCTGTGGCAACCACTACAGGTGCTACATAATCCGGACGGCTGGTCACAATACGAATACGATTGAGAATCTTTGCCCGAATCTTTCGCTTGCCTTCTTTTTCTACCATGGCAGTGAGTTGGGCCACTGTTAACCCACCTAGTCTGGTCTTGCCAGTTTTGGTCTTGTTGGGGTCTCTGATTTGATTGCGTTGTGCCATTGCTGTTCCTTTTTTGTTACTTATAGACAGCAAGCAGAGGGTTTATATTTCTGTATAAAAGGTATTGCCGTCGACTGTTGTACTGCGATATCGCTTGGGCCGAAAGTTGCTGTAGCAAGGGAAATACCATTCGTCGTCGCCGGCTTGCAGTTTACAATACTCTTGATATCGATTGAGATTTAAGTTTAATCCAACTGTGTTGCAGAATTGATCAAGAACCAGCCAGTCGGACTGTATTTCTTGGATGTTCAACACAAAGTCAAAACTTTTAATGTCAATGTTTTCTCTTACAGGATAATGATCGTCGGAATCCATGGGCGGCAATTTGGGAACCAAATTCTTCAGTGCTGCTTGATACACACATCTACGATAATCAGGATGATACAGGTATACACTGATTTGATTGTGTTTCAGTATGTGTTGTTGATCACTGGCATTCAAATACTTTTTTGTGACATCGTGTGAGGTACAAATGGTGGGTATGTTGTTTTCCACCAGCCTAACATAGTTGGCTTTGAGTTGATTTTCTGCAGACAAAAACGGTCGATTGTTTCTAAAGCATCTGATGTTGTCAACAGGATTGGCATAGAATTTGGGTTGGTCATCAACAAATCTATGCACACGCCAGCGTTTTGGATCCCGATCGGAATCTATTATTTCTGCGTTATCGGCGTATTCTAATAGATTAGCAAGTCCGTCGCCACCGGCTCCGGGTAAAAAATAAATCCAAATCTGCATATTTTTAGTTGATCATTAATGGCGGAGCATGTTGGATTCGAACCAACGGTCCAGGTTTTTGCCCAGACTCTTTCTTAGCAGGAAAGTACCTTAAGCCTCTCGGTCAATGCTCCATTTGTTCTACTGCAATACCGCATGACTTCAAAAACTGTACTCCGGACTCGTCTCTATAAGCCGACCCAAAATACACGCGACGAATACCGCTTTGGTATATCAATTTACTGCATTCCATGCAAGGTGCATGGGTAATAAACATAGTGGCACCTTCACCTGATTCACCGCTGCGAGCCAACTTGCTAATAGCATTAGACTCGGCGTGTAACACCTCTGGACGTGTCTTTAATCTGTACCTCTTACCATCTTCGTCCGTCTGATCAAAATAATCAGCAGCAGAATCTCCAAAACTGTGACCGTAATAGAAGTACTCCTTATACTCGCAGTTGTTGTCCCAACCTGCTGGCATACCGTTGTAGCCGATGCTAATAATGCGGTCGTCTTTAACTACAATTGCACCAACGTGCAAGCGTCTAGCATGACTAAGCTCTGCAAATGTCTCTGCAGTTTGCATATAGGCTTGTAATAATCTGGGCTTCATCTGCCGCGTCCTGCTGACTTTGCAGCCGGCTTCTTAACAGGTGTAGTAGCACCAGTTTTTTTTGCTTTTTTCTCTACTGCGGGTGCACCGTCGGGTTCAATGTGATGATGACCTTTTTTCTTTTCCAATGCTGCTTTCAGCGTGTCAGTTAGTTTGCTCATAATAGATCCTTGAGATTTTTCACTTGCAACGGACTCAATAATAAACGATATTGCACCTGTTCGCTACCGTCGCGGCGAGCTCCGTCCCATTCAGTAGAAAACTTCAGCTCAGAATAGCCAGCTGGTCGTTTTACTGTCTTGACTTCTAATATGGTCTTGAAACCATCTGTTTCGCTAATAACTGTTTTCATTGTGTCCTCACGTTAATTTGCTTTGATGCAGAGGCTGGATTCGAACCAGCGGTCTCCAGGTTATGAGCCTAGCGGGATGACCATCTTCCCTACCCTGCGTCAAAACAAACTAAATGGAGCGGAATATCAGAATCGAACTGATAACAACAGATTGGAAATCTGTAGTTTTACCATTAAACTAATCCCGCTTTAACTTTAATACTTTCCCAAGTTAATTCTAACTTAGATAACATATATATTTTAACATTATTTTGTAATGAACACAAGATGATTTTGTTTAAATCTTTCGAAATCAAATAATTATTTTTAGGATCTAAATAGATATTGTATTCTGGCAAATAAAAATCTGGGGTATAATGTCTTTTTTTACCGGTAATATCTATCCAAGGCATTCTTTTTGGCCGACTCCAACTTATATTGTGCTTATCTAATTCTTGTGCTACTGTTAACTCATATGATGATTCTAATATGATTCCTTTATAATTAAAAATCTTTCTATAATTCTTTCCACCGAATCCTCTATCGATGGCTATTTTAGATAACTTTTTCTTTGTTATTTCGGAATGACCAGAATTACCATTTTTTATTCTAGTTGCCGTAGCCATTTTTTTCTGCTCCGACTTTGGTCTTGATTTAAAGAACTTACTATTTGATAAGTTTTGTTTAGTCATTCCAAATTTAGCTGCGGTTTCTAAAATTGTATGCCCGTTGTCGTAATATTTTTGAACTTCAATCCAATTATATTTGTTTTTCATAATTGTATTTATCTCAAGGCTGAGGTATTACCACTATACGAACCCTGCTCAGATACTACATTTTTGCAACAAGTTCAATGAACTCGTTGTTCTTGCTAAAAGTCTTTACACCATCGTACGAATAAAAAATAACATTTCCACCCGATTCGGCCCATTCGTCGGCCCAGATTAAAACTCTAGGATCCGGTATCTGTCCGGTGCTGTGTAAAACCAAATATCGATAAGTTCCCAAATATCTAACCAGTGTAATCACACCACTGAGGTCTGGTCGCATCCAATCCGGCATACGGGGATTGGTTTTCCAATGGCACCGAAAAGTTTTACAGGGATCCTCGGGCCTGGCAGCATATATTCCACAACCACTGCCGGTAATAAATTTACACGGTGTACCAGGTTTGAATTCAAACCCGTAGGCATTTCCGGTCAACCACCCTTCGCAGCATTTGCTACAAGTGGCACAGGGTTTTCCTGATTGTGTTTCAAACAATATTGATTTCATGCTAGTAATTATGAACAAAAACAACAGCAGAAATTATTTGGCGGTCCCAACGGGAATCGAACCCGTCTCTGCGCCGTGACAGGGCGCCATACTCACCGATATACTATAGGACCATGTTATATGGTGGAGTATCCTGGGATCGAACCAGGCGTGCGCAAGCGCGGCGGATTTACAATCCACTGCATCACCGTTGATGCTTCTACTCCGAAACTTGGTACTCGGTAGGGGAATTGAACCCCTCTTCCCGCCGTG